GGCCCGTCACACGGAGGCGTCATGAAAAGAACAACAATCGCCGCTATCTGCGTCCTGCTGTTGAGCGGCTGCCAGCCGAGCGATCCTGCTGAAGCGGAGGGACGCCATGCGGCTATCGCTTGTCGCGAGTGGGTTAAGCAACGGCTTAAGTCTCCCGCTACTGCAGCGTTCCCTGTCGAGATATCCGCGCGCAAAACGCACCTCGATATATTCGAGCTGGATTCGCACGTCGACTCTCAGAACTCATTCGGCGCACAGATTCGGACGCGCTTTACCTGCGAGGTCGATCATGCGGGCGGGCAATGGAGGCTAGTCCGCCTCGATCTCAGCGAATAGATATCGGGAGGGCAAAGCAAATGAAAAGACCAATCGCGTTCCTGGCTGGCGCCCTATTCTGTGTCGCAGGCTGCGTCACGCCTCACGTCACCGAATCACCGGTGCGAAAGGTTGATTTTTCCGCCTACAAATCTGTGCACCTCACGGTAGAGCGAATTCATGCACAGATTGGGGCCAACGATGGCGGCTACGCCGAGGAGCTCACGTCACTATTCGAACTCTTGCTCCAGCGACGCCTGAAATCGCTTGGCTACCTAGTCGTCCCTGAGAGCGGCGAACTCCAACTAGATGTAGCGATCACCGCCGTGAAACCGGGGAGTGCCGCTGCGCGTTTCTGGGTGGGCTTCGGCGCAGGCCGAGCGGTCTTCACATACGACGCGAAGTTCCTAGATTCTGGCGGCGCAGCGCTTGGCAACTTTTCCGGCGGACGCTCCCATACCGGTATGGAGATCGGAGAATCCTTCGCCGATAAAGATCAAATACTGACGCTAGCCGCAACGCGCGCGGTGAGCCAGATTGAGCAGTTCATTCAAAATGACGGTCAGCTACCGGAAATTAAACGACCAGTAGTAGTGAATCCGAACGCGCGCTAGCAACCAAACAAGCCAACCAAAGTTGGGGTATAGGTTCGTCACGGACCTCACTACACGATCAGCTGCCGCTGAATCGGGCGTCCGGATTCCTCCGGTTGATGGACAGCGAAGCGCGATCTGGGTGCGGCCGCGTCGGCGGCGGTTGCTTGGCGACGGCGAGGCCCGCCGGTGTGTTGGCTCCTACAGACTCCTGCGGCCCTGTGAACGTCCGTCCAACGTACTCGCCCGCCTCGTCCACAAAATGCACGGTAACCGTTGCCATCAGGTCCTCTTGTGCACTTCGACCTTGAACGTTATCCCAGAGACATTGCCGGTGATCGTGCCGGCCGCGTCGCCCACCACACGCGCGTCGATGTTCCATGTGCGCGACGTACCGGCAGGCACCGCCTCGAGCATCTCGAACGAGAACGGTCCGCGCAGTGTGCCTTGACTGACAACCTGATTTGCGAGCACGAACTGGTTCGGAATGAACGTCGTGAGCGTGTTGTCGTACATCGTGACCTGGTGCGAGGTGAGCGTCGCCCCATTGTTCGTCATGTCGCCATGGCCGTTGACCGTCACGACCTGAACGGTATCCACGGCGAAACTCGAAACCGCCAGCTGAGCGACATTCGTGAATGTGGTGTAGGCGGGGCCTGTGTTATCGACCACGGAGAGAGGCCCGGCGACCGAAGTCGAATATGTCGCGAGCACCGCGCCCGTGGCGATGTCCGTCGTCTGAACATAGTCCGCAGCGCCCGATTGACCTGTGCTCGCCGGGAACGTTCCGCTCACCGCACCATGCTGATCACGAACCCGAACCCAGTAGAATCGGCTCGTGACATCGCGTCGCAAAACTTCAATCACGCTATTGCGCGACTCGCCAATCTTGGTGGCGCTGGAGAACGGCGTGGAACTCGTGTACTCGAACAACTCAACCACCGAGCCGGCCGCCATGTACGACGGAAGACCGATGGTGAACCGCATCATCGTAGGAAAGCTCGCAATGCTCATGCTCGTGGGCGAGTCCGGACCATCGCTCGTGAACACATCCGTAGTGCTGGTCCCGGTCACATAATCAGCCGTCACCATCTCGGCCCAGACACCGGGGTCATCCCGCACGCAGGTCAGGGAGAGACGCCCGGCATCCTCCATGTATTCGAATTGTCGCTCCGCCGGGCGGATGATGCGATTCGACCATCCGAACTTGGCATGCGTGTAGCTGATGCCCTCGTAGGGGGCGATTTTCAGCAGATTTAGCGAGCCGACCAGCTTCACCGTCCGCTGCATGCGGGACTTGCGAAGGTCGATCTCACACAGGCGCTGCGCCTGATACTGATCCGTGACGCAACGAAGATCGGGTTCCTTCGGGATCGGCTCCCCTCCGTCCTGTGTCTCGTATGCCGAATCCGTGCGGAATGGGGTTGTGTCCTCAGCGTACTGCTTGGCGGCATCGATGAAAGTGGCCGAGACCTGGTTGTACCGTTCGTTGTGCGTGGAGGTGTCCTGCACCTGCAGATCCCCGTGCAGCTCATCCTGATTGATGGTGTGGATCGGCGTCTCGTATGCGCCTGCGTACACGCGCCACTTCCCGTGCACCATGACCGCCGTCCCGGCCGACGTCGCCAGGATCGAATTGATGATGTCCCGACGATGCTGCGCGCACGTGAACTCGCCATCGCAGTAATACCGCGTCTGACTGCCGGACGGCGGAGCATTGGCGCCCGAAAGCGTCTCATCGCAGACATTCGCGGCCGCCACGATGTAGGCGCTCTCGACGCGAGAATACGGCTCGCGCAGCCCGTAGCGAATCGTGCGCGTCGTGTCATCATTGATGACGGAGCCGCCGGTCAGATACCACTGCAGGAGAAGGAAGGGATTGCGGCTGAACTCCCACGTGGAGGGATTTTCCGCCCGATGGGTTCCGCTACCGCCATTGGTGGAGTCCTTTCTCTGATCGTAGACAAGCGCGCCGTCGACCAATGACGTGACACTCTGTGGAGCTCCATTGAAGACGCTGTCATCGCGCTGCAAGCGAACGACGATATACGCACAGCCCCTCAGTCGGTGATCGCTAGTCCAGTCGGTGAGGGCTGCGTCGAGGGTCGTGTCTACCGTCTGCGCGCCCGTTCCCAAGTGTCGCCAGATGTACGCCTTGCCGCTGAACTTGCCGCCGGTCACCTCGCCCGTGGTGCCGTTGATGTTGCTGTCGGCAATCCGCTCGGTATCGAGCCAGTGATCGGTAATGTCCGAGATCTGATGTCCCGCGATGACGATCACATACCACAGATATTCCTTGTTCGCGGCGCCCGGTGTCACGCTCGACGTGCCGTAAAACGCTAGCACGCCGCCCACACGGCGCCTGCCGAGCACTATCCGGCGCGGCTCGACTGTCCCCTTGACCGTGACATTCAGCGGCGGGGGCCCGTTGTCCTGGTGTTTGGCGAGCTTCCGCGAAAGCGCGCCCAAGGCAATGTTGATCAGGATGGTCTGGATGAGCGCAGTGACAACACCCACTGAGATGCCCAAGGCTGCGGCGATGGCTGCTTGCGGCATTCAGATGGTCCACGCCGCTACGGCGCTCAGTGTGCGAGCCCTGCCGAGGCCTTTCGGGTTGGGCGTCACGCTGTAGACGCCTACGCAGATAGCCGCAGCGAGCCCGTAGCCGAAGTCGACCGCCACGGGCTCGCCGCGCTGGGCAAAGGCGGCGGGCTTAGGCTCGCCGAATGCATGAGCGAGAAGCCCGACCATTCCGTCATGCGCGGCCAGAATCTCTGCAGCCTCTGCCTGCGTCCGATAGATTGGAAATAGCTTGCGGTAATCCACGCCAGTCAAAGCGTATGCAACGTCCGCGACGAACTGGCAGCAGTCCCTGTCGCCGTACGCGAAGCTGCGAATGCGCCATTCCTCGAGCTTCTCGTTCAGCGCCAGCGTGGTATTAATCCGGGCCATAGATTGGTTGTTTTCCCCGACCGCCGCCCGTGTATCCGATGACGGCTCGCCGGCCGCCCCAGATCAGTTCCTTGGTTTCCAGTGCGACGACCTGATCGAATCCCTTGTCCCCTGCGAAAAACCGCTGTTGATGTTCGTGCGTGTATCGCCAGCCGTCTGGGCGGTCGAGCAGCACCATGCGATGCTCGGCGTTCACTTCGATGATCGGACTTGACCCGTCTACGCGACGGAATGAATCTATGCGGCCCTCCCAATTCACTTCCGGCTCAGCGACGAGCGCCTTTGTCTGCGGACTCAGAAAGCCGAAATACTCGATGATCGTGCGGCCATAGCTATCGTCTATGTCCGACTCCGCAATGAGCGCGGGATCGACGCCGGAAAGCTGATACGTCTTTCGCTCTGCGACGAGGTTCGTGGTCTCGGTCGGAATGCTGATGCTACCGAGCACGCCAAGACCCGTATACGCGTTGCCGCCTATGGTGATATCGCCAACGCCCGACCAGTAGCGGCCGTGGCCGGAAGGGAAATCAAAATCCACGGCTACGAAGAATTCGACGTGCTCCTTGGCGGCCTCGGTTTCGTTCGATGCGTTTTCGAACCATGTCATGGCGAATCAGCGCAGCGGTGGATTGATCTGGTCGCGCGGTAATCCATCAGGATCGCTGGCCGCAATGGGCAACGCCTCGATGTGCTCGAGCGGCCGTCCGTTGTTCAACACAGCATATCCGCAGCGCGTGGCGTCGAGGTTCCGGTGCGTGCTGCGCGCGGTCACGCGAGCCAGCCAGCGCCAGGGATAGGCACGACGGAAAATGACATCTTCGTCCTGCACCTTCTGCGCCCATTGCGTGCGCGGGCTGCTGAAGTACACAACGGCTTCGTATTGGCTCATGACGCCGAACACGCCTCTTCAAACTCGCACGACGCGGACGACCAGAATCCGGGGTCGTTGTCCCATCCTGGCGACTCGCCGACGTAGCCAAATCGGCCCATGGGTTGGTGCACGATGATCGGTGCGTTGTCCGCCGGCGTGCCGCGCAGCGGCGGCTCGAACTGCAGGTAGGCAAGGCCGGCCGCATCGCTGTGGACGGGTGCGGTCAGGATCTTCAGCTCGCT